TTATGGCTACGAGTTCCGAAGCGCTTATGCCCGCGTCGTTGAACGAACCGGCATACTTGCTTATCATCTCCTGCATGTGGCCTGCATCGTCAGCTCCGGACACAAAGCCATCGCGCACTACTTTTAATGCGCTCTCTCCGTCCATGCCGTACTGAGCCATAAGGCTGTCGACCGTTGCCAAAACATCGTTATACTCCTTGCCCCAGGTTGAGGCCACTGACTTTATGCCGTTGCGCAGAGAGAGCAGCTCATTGCCTGATAACCCCGTAAACTGCTGCGTGCGGCGCATTGTCTCCTCCATCTGTTTGTTGTAGCTCACCCACGCGGATGTGGCCGCCACGGCTGCGGCACCGGCTAACGTGATGGGGTTAGTGAGTATGGCTGCTCCTCCGCCACCAAATGCGGCCATCGAGCCCTGAAGGGTTGCCATGGCGGACTGTACTTGTAGGATTTTGGCGGCAGCATCACCGCTTGCACCACCTATGAGCCCCATTATACCTGTCGCGGCAGTTCCGGCCCCCAACATCTTCTGGAGGCCGCTTTGTTTGGCGGCGGCTCCGGCGTTACGGGTGGCGTCGCGTACCCTGTTAAGCTGCGCCTGCAACTCCTTGCACTTGGACGCCATCTGGTTAAACACGGTGGAGTCAGCGAGCCCCTGCGCGGCCAGCTTCTCCATCTCAGTTTTAAGTTGACGGATTTTGGTACGGGTAGGCTCCGCGCTGTTACGGATTTTGTCAAAAGCCTCGGAGGACTTTTTGAGTTTTTCGGTCTGCTCCGCGGTCTGCTTTATGTTTTTTTTGACGGCATTAATGGTCGCGGACATACCATCGTCGCGCGCGATAAGCCTTGCTACAAAGTTAGCTGCCATTGCTTAGTATTTTTTCGTATTGTTTTGCCATCGCGCTGAGCCTCATGCGGTCTGCCTCGCTCATTGCTGTGGTGTCCCCGTCGTCCTCATCCTCCATTTCTGCCTCCCAGGGAAATTGCATGATCTCCTTGAGTGATATTTTTTTTGAGCTGTGGCTCTGTGCCATTACGTATGCCATAAAACGGGCGCGCTCCCAGTCTCCGGACTCGCGCCTCCAGGCATAATGCAGCAGTGTGATCATCTCATAGAGCTGCATGCGGTCGAGCACATAGTCAGGCGCCATGCCCAGCTGTAGGGTCAGAGTGGCATAGATCTCCGTAATGCTCAGTCTTTTTTTTTACCCTTGCCGCGGCCTTTGCTCTCCTTATCAAATACACTCTGGGCCTTGTCGGCAGAGGCGAGAGCAGTAGCAAATTGAGCGACCAGCGTAACATCCGATTCCAGAGCCTCCAAAAACTCCTCAAAGGTTATGTCAAGTTCCGGCTCACCGGCCATAAGGAGGCAATAATAATAAAGCAATATGTCACCATATAACTTCAGGTCAAAAGGCTTTTCGTTGATAGTCTCCCAGATGAGCATGGCTCGGATGCTGCTACCCATGGAGTATTCTTTACTGTTGATTGTGATATTCTTTTTCATGTTTTTGACCGGGGGAGATAAAAGCCCCAGCAACCATAAAGATTGCGAGGGCTTGGAATCAACGATATGGCCTCGGCGCTCTCTTACGTCGAGGCTACTTTTTTCAGGGGACCGGTGCCGGTAAAATCAACGGTAAATGTGGCATTGTCGCCGTTGGGCAGGTTTTCCTCGACGTTGGTAATAAACGCCTCTCCCGTGCGCCCTTTACCGTCGGCAGGAGTCCAGCCAGTATCCGGCACTTCGGCGGCGGTCTCTTTTTTGGGTCCCATCACCAATGTGATAGGCTCCCGGGCGATCATAAGGTCTACAAGGTCGTCGTAGGTAAGACCGGCCTCGCCGGTCGAGGAGATGTTTTCGGAGCGGGCGGACCAGCTCAGGATGCCGGCTTCTGATGTCCCCCAGACGCCACCGGAGTCTTTTGAGGAGGTCTCCTTGGTCTCCATTGTCACTGTGCGGGTATGACTGGTAGCACAGGCAATCGACTTGCCATTGACAAAAGCCATCATAGTTCCGCCTTTGATTGTATTATTCATATTAGAGTAATTTGATAAGTTAATATATGCAGATAGAGATTGCCTTCGGCGGTAGAGGTGCGGGCGTTCTTAAGCGATATGTCGCCTATGTCCAGCCCTCCAACCTCGCCCTCGAAAGGCTCGAGCGTTTCGCGCACCCTTTGGGCCAGCTCGACTGATTCGCGGTAAGACGATGCGACGGTGGTAATATCCACCATGGCGCGCTCCCGGAAGTTGTAGCGGTCCTTGGATGATGCAGGCTGTAGCCCTGTGAGCTGATAAACCAAAAAGGCTCCTGTGGTGCCCCGCGGGGCAAGCAGGCCAAAAGCCTGTACGCCCTCCAAAAGTGATGTGATAGCCTTACCTACTTCAAGAGTATTCATTTTTCCAGCGAGTCATAAAATTTTTCAAATACACTCATCATCACGACCTCGACATCTCCCGAGGACTCACCGTAAGCCTCGCCGAAAAAATGCCCGGATGGGACACGGCCGCGATTCGCGGGCAGTCGCCCGGACTTGTGACGCGTGGTTCGCTCCACGGTGCCGGCCTCCAGCCATATCAGACGCGGGTCGCTCAGAATGTTCACATTTACGCTCTTATCCTTGTCGTGGGGCGCGTAAAATATGCGGTCGACCAGTGCGCCGTTATTTCTAAAAGGACCCTTGGTCGGGGCGTAAGCAGCCGCTGGGTACATCTGCACGAGCTTTCGCCGGGCGTTGTCACGTATAACCTCGGCCGCGGCTTTGAGTGCCTCCATCACCACAGGACCGGTGACCTTGGCCTCCAGAGAGTCAAGCGCCTTTAACACGTTGGACTCATCGAGTTTGACTTCAAAGAGCGGTGTCATAGGTTTACCAATTCGGTTTTTATCACCATCTCCATGCGGGCGCGGTCGGTCTCTATGCCGACAATCCGGTATGTGCCGCCGCTCCAGACGATACGCATGTCGGGGGTGATTTTGTGATAGATGCGGACGCGGAACACGGCCGTAGCGCTAAAAAAGAGCTCGGCATTGTCGATGGTGCGCGATGTGCCGGGAGTTGTCACGGCGGCGCGCGTCCTCCAGCCCTCGTGATAGGTCATTTCGGGTGAGTGGAGGTCGCCCATCTTGATATCAGGCTCCATGATGACGATTGACTCTTTGAGTGATCCGGCTTGCATGTCAGGCGATGGTGTAGCGTTTGTAAAGAGATATCAGGTAAGAGTACGTGTAGGGTATCTCAACGGCGGAGGCAAAGGCAGCGGGCTCTCGGTGGGCATAAAGCTGGCCCACCAGAAAGCGCACGGCATGGAGCACCGCCGGAGGCAGTTTGCCCGGTGCGGTCTCTATCTCGGCGAGCGGGCGGTCTATGTGGTGCTGCACCGCATCTTCGGCCACGTCTATGAGGTCGGAGATGTAGACGTCATCGTCGGTAAATGTCGCGTCTATGTTGAGATGCTTTTTGGCGTCCTCTACTGTGAGATACATACTGAGATTTTACTTTTAAGCGAAAGCCCGCGCCCGGAGTGCGGACGCGGGCTGACTGAAAGAAAAGAGGTGGGGACGGGATTACTTCAGGATTTTTTTCTGGAAGGCCGCGGACCGGCGCACTTTGGCATCGAAGAAGGCATTGATCACGATGCGCACCATGCCCTCGGTGGCCTTGGTCACGGTGTCAATGGTGAGGTCGATACCGCCCCACTGGCCGATGACGAGCTCGCGGAAATCGCCCAGGAGCACACCCTTGGAGGTGACTGCCGAGGATGAGAGCACGCGGATGCCCTCTACCTCGCCGCCCTCCATGACAAAACGGCCGGAGCCGGTGTCCTTGGCGGTGGTGCGGAGCGTGGCCTTTGCGGCGGGAGACACAACGTAGGTGAGCGCGCCGGTGATGTTGTTGTTTTCCAGAGCCGCCTCGAGACCTACGACGTCGGCATAGGTGAGGTTGGCGGTGTCGGCGGTCACGCCGTTAAAGATACCGGCGGGCTTGGTGTCGCTACCGGCCTCGTTGCCGAGGATGGTCTTTTCGAGCTTTTCGGCCAGCGCGGCGATGATGTCGCGGCGCAGGAGCTCCTCGGCCCCCACGCTGTCCTGGATTAAAAACTGCTTGGAGACGTCGATAAACGCGGTCAGGCGCTTGGGCTTCATTGTGATCTCGCTAAACGACCCCTTACCGTCGTCGGCGGTGACCACCTCACCCTTCCACCCGCAGTTGGAGCCGGAGTAAAAAGGTATGGTGATGTCGCCGACAAGGCCGGTCAGGTAGGTGGCACCTGCCTGGGAGAGCACCATGGCCGAGCGCAGAGGCCCGAGGATGCTGAATTTATCGGTGGCAACGGCCTCCTTGCCTTTGGTGGCAGTTCCAGCCACGATGGGGTCGGAGGCGGGGGCTGTCGGAGTGGTCGGGGTTTCGCCTGCGCGAGCCTCGGCAACGGGGAGCACGATCTGGCCGGAGGCCTCCTGGTTGTTTGCCCTAAAGGCGGCGCGTCCCTCGGCAACGACAGCTTCGGCGGTAGCGTCAAGGCTGCGGCCGTTTACCACGTCGTTAATGGCTTTGATAAGCTTAAAATCTGGCATGTCTGTATGAGTTGAGTTGTTGTACGTTTCGTTCTGGGCGGAGCGGTTCTCGGGTTCCGGTTCTTCCTCAGCCGGGGTTTCGTCGGTTTCTTCTGCCCTTTTTTCGGGCTGATTGTCAGTGGATTCCGATTCTAATTCCCCCGAATTCGAGGGGTTTTCAGCGCGCTCCTCGGCGGCGGTCTCCTCGGCCTGCTGCTGTTCGGCGGCCTCGAGAGCCTCAAGGCCTCTGCGGTCTACGCTCACGGTTGTTGCATCGTAGGCGGGACGATAGACCGGCGACACGTCGTAGAGCGCCTCTATCTGGTCGATATGGCGGAGCGCAACGCCGTCTGCGCCACGCTCCCAGCGGTCTTTTTTGACGGTAAAGCTAAAGGAGCTGCCCGCGATGTCGCCGCGCTGCACGCCCTGATAGACCTCGGCGCCCAGAGCTGTGTCGGGCACCTCAAAGGAGTATTTAAGGCCTCGCTCGTCGACGGTGAGGGTGAGTGATCCGGCGCCCTTGTTGGCACGGGCCAAAACGCCACGGGAGGGATTATGGTCCAGCAGGGCAAACACATCGGACTGCTCGAGCACTCCTGCGAGGGCTCCGCGGTGGATGACCTCCCTAAAATCTCGGAGTCCGGTGCTCGGCTCGTCAAACACCAGCGCATAGCCCTCGACTACGCGGCGCCCCTCGACCGCGGGCGCGGTCGGCTGCTCCTGGATATTTCTAACTTCTTTCATCATTTATAAAGATTATGTTGTTTCGTTTTCGTCATCGGGCTTCACCTCGCCGTCTCCGACATCGTTTGCCGGAGGCAGTTCCGTTGCCGGTTCCGGAGGATTGACAGCGCGGTCGAGCGTCTGTAGGTTGACCTGCACAAATGTGGTATTGCCCCCCTCCAATGGGGGTAAATCCACCTCGCGGCGTATCTCATTGGGCGTGATCGCGCCAATGGAAAAGAGTGTATTGTAAAACTGGGCCTGCGCGGCCTTGTCACCGCGGAGCAGCTGGTTTGTGTCAAAGCGCACCTCTATGCCCTGATGGCTCTCCCGCGGGAACAATTTGCGCTCTATCTCCAGCTCGATTTTTTTGAGTATGGGGGCGAGCGTGTCGCTCAAAAAGGAGAGGTTTGTCTGCTCCAGTGTGTTGTAGCTCGACTTGGAGAGGTCAAAAACCTTTGTGGGGGAGACCCCGAAAAACCGGCAGATGTCAATCACCGAAAATTGCCGCGACTCCAGCAACATAGCGTCCTTGGGATTGACCGTTATAGGCTGGTAGCGCATATTAGACTGGAGGACGGCTACGCCGTTGGGCGCTCCTTTGGTGCCAAACGCCTTGCGCCACGACTCCTGCGCATCTCTCAGCTGTTTTTCAGTCAGGGCGCCCTCAATGGTGAGTATGCCGCCGACGTTGCAGCCGTTGTCAAAAAAACCTTTGGACTGCTTTTCGGCGGCATCGGCCACTCCCAGCGTCTCGGCGGCATGGGTGATGGTCGATACACCCTCCACGCCGTCAGCGGAGTAGTTGAGTATATGCAGCATATTTGACGCGGCTATGTCTACGGCCGTGCCGATGGTGTAGGTCACCGGCATGTCAAGGCGGTCGGAGGGCACGATGGTCACATACTCGTTGGGGATGTAGTGCAACCCTATGGGATTACCTGCGGCATCGCGCTGCACGTAGGCGTAACCGTTGCCGCCAAGGAGCGTTGAGGTGACGAGCGTCTTTTTAAACACAAACGCCGTCATGCGGGGGTTAGGCTCGCAGTTGAGCAGGTGACTCAACGGGTGAGTAGTGAGCTCTGTCCTAAAGCCCTTGGAGTCTACGGCAAATATTTTGAGCGGCAGCTGAGCCACAGAGTCGGAGATAAGCTCGACACAGCGGTAGACGGCCGGCAGGTGCATCGCGCTCTCCTGCTTAAAGCTCCGGCCGCCCCCCGAGTTAAGGAAGCCGAAGGATAGGCCCATGCCACGGCGCTTGCTCAGTGCTGCTGCGGTCGAGCGGTGCAGCACCTCGTCAATCGTCAGAGCCGTATTGCGGCGAAATAGTGATTTTATGATACCCATATCCATAAAGAGTCAAAATGTTGAGATTGCACCGCCGCTCTCGTGCATCGGCATGTCCTGATAGGTGCCCACGGCCTGTATCTGCGAGATTACACCGTCAATTTTTTTTTGGCTGCCGAGGCCCTTGTTAGGCTTGCAGTTGCCGTTGTAATCATACTTGAGAGCGACGTTTTTAAACATCCACCGGGTTATCTCGTTGTTGTCGATGACGGCAATGCCGGAGAGGATCAGGCGCTCAAACTCGCGCGTGGGCTTGTTAAAGTTGCCTATCGACTGCGAGTAAGGCATAAGCGGCAGACCGAGGTCGGTAGCCGATATTGCCCACTGGGTGGAGTTGTAGGAGTCATAGCCCACGCGCTGGATGGCACACACGTTGCTCACCCGCATGAGGTCGTTGGTGATATAGTCGTAGTCCGTTACATTGCCCGGGGTAATGGTGAGCAGCCCCTGCTGCCGCCACTGGCGGTAAAGGTCCTTGTTGGAGTTCTCAGCCAGGCAGCTCTCCGGGAGGTAGTACCACGTCTTAAAATAATACTTCGGGTCATCCTCGCGGCGGAATAGGCACGTTACCGCCGTCATGTCTGAGACGGCGGCGAGGTCAACGCCCACCCAGCACAGACAGTCGCGGAAATCTGACACCTCCACGCGTTGTGTGCAGCGCAGTATGTAGACTTCAGGTATCCACACGTCGACCGTGTCGCACCACTGGTTGAGGTTTTTGGTGCGCACACCCACCTCCTCGGAGGGGTTGTTAATGGCCGACGTGACCTGTTCGCGGAGGTATTTCGTGGTAACGGTCACATCGAGATTGGGCGTGCATTTGCGCCAGTTTTTTTCTTGGGTCCAGTCGTCGCTGTCGTCCATGGAGTAGATGGCGGCAAAAAGCGAGTCATCTTTTTTGGCGCCATGCAGCACGTCGAGGCAGGTGCTCCGGAGCTGATAACACGGGCCGGTCTTGTCAAAGCCGGCGGTAGTGATGGTGCAAAGGTGCGGGTTGGCGCGCTGGCCCATCGACGATTTGAGCACGTCGCGCATGCGGGTGTTTTTGGCGGCGTGGTACTCGTCGAGCAGCGCAAATGAGGCGTTAAAACCGTCAAGCTTGCTATCGTCAGCGGCAAACACGTTAAGACGGCTCACGGTGCACTTAAATACGATGTAGTCGCGGTACACTTTTAAATCTGACTGCTGCTTATCGAGCTGCCCCGCGAATTGCTCACAAAACTCAAAGGCGATTTTTGCCTGATCCTTACTGTTTGCGGCCAAATCCACCTCGGCGCCCATCTCGCCGTCCCATATCAAAAAGTACATGCACAGGGCGGCCGCGAGGGCCGTCTTACCGTTTTTACGGCTCACCTCGATATAGGAGGCGGTAAACCGGCGGTCGCCGCTACGGCGCCAATAAAAGCCCACGATATTAGCCACGATAAACTCCTGCCATGGCTCCAGTATAAACTGAGCGCCCGCGGAGCGGCCCTTAAAATGCCTGAGTGCCGATATAAATTCCAGACACCGCGTCACTCTGTCGGCACGGAACTCCAGATCACGGCGCCGGAGGTCTTTTAAAAAACGCTTGGCGGCGAGACGTATGGCCTCGCCCTCCTTTTTGCTCCGCGCCGTTTTTTTGGCGTAGGTTATGTAACGCGGCTCCTCCACCATGGCGTCAGTTGCTTTGGCTGATGAGCATCTGCAATGGTGAGGGCTCTACGGCCTTGGCTGTCTCTTTAATGCGGCCGCGGCTGGCGAGGGTGAGGCCGAAGTCACGCGCAATAGAGATAGCGTCGAGCTTTGAGTCGCGGGCAATCTTAACGGCGGGGTTGGTGGTGACGCCGCCATGCGCGCCGGGGATTGTCAACCCCTGCCGCTCGATTACCTCCTGGGCCATGAGGTACGTGTTGTAACTCTCGGCGAGTGTGTAAATCGCCATGCCGTCGGTAGACTCCAGCTTGTGCTCCTTCTCAAGCCAGTCGATAACGGAGGTGATATAGTCTTTGACCTGCTCGGTCAATGTGGCGGGGAGGTATATGCTTTTGTAGGTCATAGCTAATTACTTTTTACCATAAAGATGCAGCCGGTGACGCTCGACCATCTCGGCGAGGGTTGCCGAGCCTCTGAGGTGTCCGTGATGCACAGCCTGATGACAGACCTTGCAGAGGCTTACCAGATTGGAGGCATCAAAGGCCGCCTCTCGGCGCGCCATACCCTCGAGCTTGGCAAAGCTCCGCAGGTGATGCACATCTACGGCCATTTCGGTGCGCCCCACCGCCTCACACACTTCACAGAGGGGATTACCCATAAGATGGGCGCGCCTGAGCCTCTTCCAGGCCGCTGAGTTGTAGATTTTACTCCGGTCGGCGCGGTTGCGGTCGTCGGCCTCGCGCCGCTGCGTCCTCCCGCGCCCGGGCTTATTGATTGTCGGCATCGTAATATTGTCTTTTTAGTTGTTGGATTCGGCGGTTATTTGCCACGTAGCGCTCGACAGCGTGCAGCGTGGAGGCGACGTCGCGGGGATGCAGGCCCTCGCCGCGGGCGATGGCCGAAAAAGGCTCGCCGCCACGGTGGCGTTCATAGAGGATGCGCCACCGGCGCCCGAACACGCGCGCCACGCGGCGACGTATGGCAGTAAGCAGCGGGCGCATGTCAGCGACGGGGCCGCGGGTGTCGGCTATGCCCTCGGCAGCCTCCAGCGGCTGGGCGCGGTTACGGTCCCGGCGGTTGATATTGTCGCGGTTGATATACTCAAACTTGGCGGTGACGAAAAAATATTGACGGTAATCACGCACATCCCGGCCGGAGGCTATGGCGTCGTGCACCTTGACTATGGCGGCAGAAAAAACGTCATCGAAAATCTCCGGATCATACGTCACGTTTTTACGCAACGCGCGCCGCAGCTCGCGCTCATGGGCGGCCACGAACCTTAAAAACTCACGCCCGCGGACTATCGCCACGGGGTGAGTTGCCTCTGTGTTAAACGGGCTTCTCTCCAAATCTGTAACCCTGTTGTATCCACAACAAAGATAACACAAAATTGGCAAATTACCAATTTTATACCAACAATAGAAAAGCCCGACTGACTTTGTAGGTCAACCGGGCCGGAGTGTCGGATTATGTAGATGAACGATGCTAATTATCTACAAATTATCCGACAAAATCAAAAATATTTGATATTTTGTTTTGCATATTCAAACAAAAGTGGTATCTTTGTAATGTAATCAAAGAGAGGTTACAACGGAGATACTCGACGCCGAAAAAAAAGAAGAGCTAACCCCGACAAATCCTCACCATGTTGACCTTTGAAATTAACATCAGGATTTGGAAATTGAAGATTGCTAAAATCACTCTGACAATCTTCTAATCCAAGCAGGGTGGCCGAGAGCCTTAAAGACCTCTAAAGAGGCGCCCTTTGCTTGTCGGGATTAAAACTCAAAACAAATTTACAACTTTAATCATGGAACAGCAAAGCGAAAGTAAGAAAAAAGACGGTCGAGGCGGAGCGCGCCCCGGAGCCGGACGGCCAAGAGGCCGAAACAACTACCGCTCAATAGCCCTGCGCATCCCCGAAGACGTCGCGGTGATTCTCGACCGTCAGGAACACCGCTCGGCCTATATTATTGAGGCTATAAGGGCATACGACCGCGAACAACGCAAACGGACGATTCTCGGATTTGAAATCAGCTACACAAAAGAAGCATAACCAAAATGGGCCGATAGAGAGTGACTGTCGACCCATTTCTTTTGCATGGAGTTTTATTCCGTAGCTTTATCTATACACTCCCTCGGTTTCTGCGGTCGGTCAGTCGGGTTTTCATAATTATCTCTTTGTTGCTTGTTTACATTTGTTCAAGATGGACTTAACTTCTTTTCCGAAATAGGAACACCACCAATAGGGTTGAAAGAGGTTAGGCGCATGGGTGCAATGTTTGCAAATGTCACATAGTTGCTGGCTCATTCTCACTTCTCGTTTAGAAGTTCGGGGTTGTCGTTTCTCCATTTTTTGTATTTATCAACCCACCTATCGTAGCAGTCAAGCATAATGGTGTTGGGTGTGTCAGATGGGTGGATACAGTCGTGGCAAACGAGGTTTCTATTGAGGTTTTCAAGCTCATACCAGCCATGATGCTTTGCATATTGCTTTACAAATGCAGTCCAAGAAAAGATGCCCCACGCTTCTTGTAATTCCTCCGGAGGTTGTGGTATATACAACTCTTTACCACAACGCTTGCATTTGGGATGTTCAATGGCGTATTTCAATCGGGCGAGATATCTGTGTATATTCATTCCTCACCTCCTTCCTTATGGCATAGGCAGTCTGGGTCGTGGGTGATGCCGCCTTTTTCAAAGCCTTTATATATGATATAGCTGTGCCCACGATATTCAGCAGTCACAATTTTATTATCAATCTCGTTTAACCATCGTTTGTCTGTATCTGCTTTCCCCATTTGGGATTCTTCCAGGCACCGGCGGCGCAGCACCTCATCCTCATATTTTGTCCAACGGCTATATTTCTTCATATCAACGGTTCGAT